CGTGTTTTTTTTTTTTTTTTTCGTGTTTTTGTTCCCGGTTAGGAAGTTCGGGCAGTGCCTCTAATCTTCCCGTATGCGGGTTATTTTTTCTTACTGGATTGGTTACCGTGTTTTATAAAACCTATGCCGGCTTACCTGAAATCGCGAACTGCGAGGGGTTCGTAAAATGCTACTGGGATATCTTCATCTCCAAATAGTAAGTCTTCCATCAATCGTTCAAGATCGGATGCCGTCCAATTATACCGGTAGTGTAGCCATTGAGTGGCTTCATCTCTGCTGATTTCCGTGTCGGGGTCGACTTGGATGATCCTTAAGGCATTAGCTATCCCGATTTCGGCAACTACTCGGGAATAGTTATAAGTGAATGCGCTAAGTGCAAGGGTCTCAGCAGAGATACTGAAGGTGTTCTCAATGACTCCGGCCTTGAGAAGGAGGGCGTCTCGAACGATAGGGAGGTACCTATATTCGAAAGCATAGGAGAGTAGCTTTCCCAGCATGTACTCAGAATTAGAGAGGGTAGGGTTGTTGTTCACCCTAATATTGATCTTGGATAAGGCTCTACCGAGCTTGGGGAACATACGCCAGCCGTTACGGGTGGGCACGAAATGCTTACTGAGGAATTCAGCATCTCCCAAGAACTCATAAACCTTAACCTTACCCTTCATCTGAGCAACTTTTGTTGCATACTCGTAGTCGCGAGCCAGTTTGTAGCGCCCGCGGTCGGTGGTAGCGTACCGTGATTTGAACACCAATGACAGCATGTCATCTCCAAGGAAGAAAGCGATTGATTCAACACAGTTTTTGTCCTTACGGCCATCCTTATCAAAAGAAGTCCAACTCCAATAGATCGACATATTCCACACGCAATTGCGGAAAGTCGTTGAAGTTGAACCACTAGGGAGTTGATAAGAGATGGTCGCGCTGTATTGAAAATCGCGATTGTAGACCTTGTAGACGTTAGCATCAGTCATCACATCTGTCAACCATTTAGGCGCGCCTAAACGATAAAGCCACTCAGCTTCACAAAGCTGAGCTTCGTTTACCTGCATCATATCGTTCGAGCTGAAGTCACACTCAACGACGTGCTTAATGGTTTTGCCTGACAGATTGATGTACTCTGTGAGCTTGTCAATCGTGGCGGTGCCGTAGCCAAGGTGCATCCTATTGCCTGAATCCTCTTGATTTTCGTCGAGGATGTAGTTCAGGCGTTTAGTGCATGCCTGGAGGATGGGACCAGAGATCGCGTTGTGGAGATCGCTGGAATTGTTCACGAGCCGACCAGCCCATTCTGGGTCATGACCCTTGAGAAGAAGC